CGTTCGGTCTATGATCTATCCTGCATCGTCAAGGAGTTCAAGGAAAAGGGGATTTCTCTGAAATCCATTCATGAGAACGTCGACACGTCTACCGCCTCTGGCGAGGCCTTCGTCTACATGGCGGGAATATTCGGCCAGCTCGATTACGATACCCGGCGAGAGCGGCAGATGGCCGGGATAGCCAAGGCCAAGGCCGAGGGTAAGTATGTAGGCAAGGGTCGGCCGGCCGTAGTGGACATGGCCAAGGCCAAGGAATTGGCGTTGCAAATCGGGGCGAGCAAGGCGGCGCGGGAATTGAGTTGCTCTCGGGCGACGATCTACCGGGCTCTTGCCGCATAGGATAGGATGGGGTAGGTTCGCGTCATTGGAGGTCGTGATGCCATTAACGGGTTTGATTGCCGGCCAAGCAGTGAACGGCATTTGTCATGCCGGCCCATGGGTTGCGTGCTATGCCGCGTCTGGGTTGTTGGCGATATGCGGCCTATCGTTGCTTGGTCTCCTGATTTGGGATTTTTGCCGATGATCACCGACAAGCAGGTTGACGAGTTCGTCAAGAGCCCTCGGGGCAATGTCGACGCGAACCATTGGGCGGTCGAGATCGCGCTTCTCCATCGGCAGGCGAAGGCCTTGGAGGCCATCGCCGGTTTTCTGGAAAAGTTGGTGGGTCAAAGTTCCGACTTTTCGAAAGAATTGGACTCTAATCAACAGGTGATCGATGCCCTTACGCAAAGGCAAGTCGGCTAAGACGCGATCCGAGAACATAGCCGAGATGGTCAGGTCTGGCCATAGCCAGAAGCAGGCCGTCGCCGCCGCCTACCGCCAGCAGCGCGAGGCGAAGAAGCGCAAGCCGAAAAAGACGCCCTGATTCCATGCCGCGCATTTACAAGACCAAACCCGACGCCAAGACCGACAAGGTGACGGTGCCGATGTCGCCTGACCTGAAACAGCGATTGAAGGCCTATGCCGTCTCGATCGGGACGGCATGGACTGCGGCGGCGCGTGATCTGATCGAGCGTGGGCTTGGCGGGGCTCCGAAATGAGCCGGAGCTTTGACCTGTCCTACATCTCGCCGGATTTCGAACGGACGTCGAACGGATATCTCTCGACGCGGGCAAAAGACCTGGCGATGATCTTCGCCGTTCTGCCCCGCGCCAATTGCGTGAGGGAAAGAGCGATCGAGGCGGCGATTGCGTGAGGGAAAGAGCGATCGAGGCGGCGATTGCGTGGGGCGTGCGCAATCCGGTCCAATGGGATACAGCGCGGGAGCCGCGGAAACTGACGAAGCTACCCATGTCGTTGTGGCAAGAAGAAGGTTCTACTCCATGGTGGAGATGAAGGCCAACGTCGAGCATATCCGCAGGCTGCAAAAGCTATTGCGCCAGAACGCGCAGGGCTTCACCGTCGAGGAATCTCTGAACGCCTTGGCCGCTGTCGCCGGAGAGGCCATAGTCACGCTGCCGAAAGCTGATCGCGGCAATCTCCTGAACATCTATGGCGTGATGGTGCTCACGTATATGCGGCAGGCCGAAGAAGCCGCCGGCCCCTTTGGCGTTCAGGTTCAATAGGAGGAAATAGTCTTGACCATCATCTGCATTAAGGACGGCGTCGTCGCGGCGGACGGTTCCAGCTATCAGGGCAACCTCATCGTTGACAGAAACCGAAAGAAAATAGTCCGTTCAAAGGATGGGGCGGTTGGCGCCGGGGCGGGCGTTTCGGGGGATACGCGGAGATTCAGAGAATGGTTTGTCAACTCTTCGAAGGAAGAAAGATTGTCGACCGGACCGATCTCGGCATTGACGACGGATAAGGATTCCGGGTTTGAAGCGGTTTGGACCGAATTGGACGGGGTGATCTGGAATGTCCATTTCGATGGGAAACCCCACGAATTTGGCAGCGCGATTGCGACGTGCGGGTCTCCATGGCAATTGGCGCGAGGAGCGATGCTCGCTGGCGCCAGCGCCGAGGAAGCCGTTCGCATCTGCATCGAACATCACGACAGCGCGTCGGGAGAGGTCCAGATCGAACGCTTGGCTGATACGAAGGAATTGGAAGACCCGGTTGATGAGGATGAGCCAGTTCAACCCGCCATGTTTTCCGAGGAGTGGCGCCAAAGCGTAGGGCTGGCGTGAAACCCCAATGGCGCTCAAATCCACCCGTTGGCTGAAAGCCTTCACGACATTCACCGAAGACCTGCGCATCAGGTCCCGCGAAGTCGTGTCGACCGACGCGCGCGGCGACAAGCTCGTCATGTGGGAAAGCCAGCGCCGGTTCATGAAAGAGGTCGGCGCGGGACTGGATCGCGACATCCACATTTTCAACTGTTTGAAGAGTCGTCAGCTCGGAATCACTACAATTTCTCTGGCGCTGGTGGATATTTTCTGGCTGGCGGTGCATCCCGGCATTTACGGTTGCCTGATCACCGACGACGAGAAGAAGCGCGAAGTCAACCGATCGATGATCGAGGGATATATCAATTCCTTTCCTGACGGGTACTTCGGCGAGGATTTCAAGATCGTCAAGAATAACCGGCAGATGATGTTGTTCTCGAACAATTCTCGTCTTGATCTGCTTGTCGCGGGAGTAAAGAAAAAACCAAACACCGGATGGGCGGAAGGCGTCGGCTACGCTGTCATCCATGCGACCGAAGTGTCATCCTATGGCGATGCGGAGGGCCTGAAATCGCTTGAGGAAGGCTTTGCGCAGACCAATCCGCACCGACTGATGGTGCTGGAAAGCACGGCCAAGGGCTATAACCACTGGCGCACGCGATGGATGCAGGGCGTCAATGATCCCCTGATGCAGCGCTCGTTCTTCATCGGATGGTGGGCCGGCGACGTCAACGCGATCAAGCGCAGCGATCCCCGCTTTCTCCAATTTGGCGGTTATCCACCGGCAGGCGAGGAACGTGAATTGTGCGATCAAGTATTGCATTTATATAACCACAAAATCACGCCTGAACAACTTGCATGGATAAGATGGAAGACAGTAAATGCGGGTGAAGAACAGAATTTATTAGAACAAAATCAACCTTTTACGGCCGACCAAGCGTTTGTTTTGACTGGTTATTCTTTCTTCCAGACTCGCATGGTCAACCGGCAGATCAAGGATTTGCTCGACCAGCATTTGATCTTTCAAGGCTACCGATACGAGGTCGACGGCGACTTTTTCAATTTCCGGATGATCCGCCTCGATCCGACTGTCGACAGCATCGACAGCATCGAATTGAAAATATGGGAAGAGCCGGTCGAGAGCGCCAAATACGTCGTCGGATTCGACCCGGCTTATGGGAGAACCGTGCATAAGGATTCGCACGCGATCTCGGTATGGCGGTGCTTCGCCGACCGGATGGTGCAGGTCGCCGAATATTGCACGGCCAATGTCGAGGTCAAGCACGCGGCATGGGTGATGTTCCATCTCTGCGCCGCCTATCGCGATTGCATGATGAACGTCGAAATCACCGGGCCCGGCGAGCTGGTGATGACCGAGTTCAAGCACTTGAGGCAGTTGCTTTCGGCCGAAATGAACCGAACCAAGACCGAGGATCGCGGCTGGCAGGACGCCGCCAATCAGGCGCGATGGTTTCTCTATCATCGCGAGGATTCCTTCGGTTCCGGCTACGCCGCCAATTATAAGGCCAGCCGAGAAACCAAAGAACGGATGATGCACAAGTTCCGGGGCGCATTTGTGTCCAACGAACTGATCATCCGGTCGGTCAAATTGCTGCATGAAATGAACAACGTCATCGTCGACGACGACGTGATCGGGGCGCCGGAATCCAAAGACGAGGACAAGAAAGACGACCGCGTATTCTCCGCCGGGCTGGCCTGTGTCGCATGGATCGACTGGATACGGACGGAGATGATACAATCTGGCCTGAACTACGATTACGTGATGAAGATGGAGAGCGACGAGGCGACGCCGACAATGAAGGCGGTCAACTCGATCGTGAGGAACTTTTTCAAGCGCGCTGACGAGGAGGCCGAGGCGCCGCCGCCTCCGGACTGGCGGGAACGAGCGGGACTTGCATGATGGCGAAGCACGAAGCAAAACCGGAATCAGCGGTTATTCCGCCGCCGCCCAAGGCCGATTGGCTGGACCTTCCGCCGCGACCTGACGGCATGGGCGGCTTTCCCTTCGACGGCTCTCCGGTTATGCTGACCCCGGATGGCGTCGCTTCGGCTGTCGCGATGTGGCGGCAGACCAATTCCTTCGACAGGACGCAGCGCAAGCCGCGATGGATCAAGTCCGCGTTCTGGGCGCGGCGGGATTGCGTCAACCAGCCCATCAATTTCGAGCCTCTGGGCTATCGGGAGATCAAGCATGGTTGAAAAACGCACTTATGTTTGCAACGAAATAGGCGTTGCCTGGCATAACGATGCTGATCGCGTTCGCATCAAGGACATCAAGGTTTATCAGGAAAACGGGACCGTTCTGGTATGGATCGGGATTGATCTGCATGGCGGAGTTCTCGGCATTGACGAAGTTTTTGCATATCTGACGCCGGAAGAAGCGATGACGTTCTCCAAGGCTTTCGAGCGGTGCGCTATCGCCGCGCTCAAGGAATCGTCATGACCGACGCCTTCGAAATGCAGGAGCCGGACGGCTATCTTCAACCCAAGAAATACCGCATCAAGTGCGAGTGCGCCTTGTGCGGCACGGTCTACTATTCCAAATGGGCGAAGGCCCCGCCAAAGAAAGACCCGCCCTGCCCGAACAAGCGCTGCATCGCGATAGCGGAAACCGCGCAACTCCGTAGGGAAGTCGAGAATCTGAAAGCGATGTTGCAGAGCGGTCACGCTCCGGCAACAATTGGTAACAATCCGCGAGTTCAGGCCGTCGACAAGACAGCCGATATCGTCATGACCGACTATAAAATGACGGACCTCAAAGACAATATTCGGATGGGCGACAGCATGGCGCCGAAACTGCCCGGCCCCATGCAGATTGCGGCGGACACTTATTTCGGCGCTGGCAAGACGCCGGTGCTTGGCGCGACGCAGGGAAGGCGCGGCTATGTCGACAACAAGTTCCTAAAGCGCGTTGGCGCGCGGGCGCTCGGCGGTTCGTACCGCGCCAATTCCGTTGCGCCAAATACCGTGGGAGCCGATCGAATGCACCTTGCCAGTTCAAGGCCAAACGATCAATGGAAGGGACGATGACGATGGCGAAGAATCCCAAACCACCGAAGACCGCGACGGCGCAGGTTCCTACCAAGACCATCGTCGCCAAACCGAAGGGCCGGATTTCCAATCTCGGCGCCTTCGCCCATCCGCCAAAGGGCAAGAAGAAATAGCCTACTTCTTTCCTCCGCTGTGAAGCAAGAGTTTGACCTGCTCTTGCTCCCTGGCCGCCGCCGCCCGCGCAATCTCGCGTCTTGTAATTCCAGCCTGCAATTCGTCCGGGTCAGGCGCGTCGACATGCTCGACCAGATCGGCCGGCGACATCGCGCCGACCTTGAGAAGATCGAAGGCCAGAGCCTTCGCATCGGCGGAGAACGCCGGAGAGGACGAATGGCTGTCGACGGTCAGAGATACATCGTCTGACAAATCGGCGAAGGTGAAAAATACCGGCACAAGGCCTGGCGCCGGAGGAATCAGGACTTTCAATTCCTCGGGCGACGATACGCTTTCCGGTCCCGCTGCTTCCTGCGGCACCCAGGCGATCATCTTCTTTTCGATATGCGCTCTCGCCAGATCGAGCCGCAGCGCGCCGAAATGTTCGACATCGCGCTCGATCAGCAGAGCCCTGTCTTTGAATCTTGGCGAAAACATGCGAACGAGCGTCTCAGCATGATTGGCCGAGCGGACGCCCTTTTCCCCATGGCCTTTCGCCACGGGGGGAAGCCCCATCATCTCGTCGAACATGCGCTCGTATTCGTGCAACGAGGCCCATAGGTCCTGTGGGATGTTGATCGTGTCCCGGTCGATTTTGGCGGCGGGGCTGCTCTCGACGTAGTAACCGCCCGGCTTGTTGTAACGAGAAAGGGCGACCTGATTGACGCCCGATCCGCCCACGAATTTGGTCGGCGGCTCTTCCTGCTTGCGAAGCAGCTTATTCGTTCCGATAATGCGGGCGTTGATCGCTTCCTGCAAATATATCAGCTTGGCGACTTCGGACATTCCCCAGAAATAAGCGGGGACGGGATTTGGGCA